GCCGGGCAGAATGCCGCGAACGGCGAGGCGCTCTACACATTCGCTGGTGACGCCGCAGGCGGTCCGGCCACGGGCGCATCCCCGGACTGGACGGTCTACACCGCGTAACACCGCCGAGTCACCGATCAAGGTTCGTTTTTTTGGGAGGCGGTGGCGGTTGTGGCTGGTCGCGGTCCGGCTCCGAAGGCAGCGCATGTGCAGCGCCGGAACACCCCGAAGGCCCTCGCGTCGGTGACGGCGCTGGTCCCGGACGTGGCGTGCCCGGCACCGCCGGCCGGTTTGTTGAAGGCGACGCAGGGGCAGTGGGCGGCGTTTTGGTCTTCGCCGGTCGCCAAGCTCGTGGACACCGACAGCGACCTCCCGGCCCTTGGCCGGCTGTTCGAGCTGGTGGATGACTGCACCCGGTACCGGGCGAGCATCCGGAAGCATCCGTTCGTGGAGGGGTCGCAGGGCCAAGAGGTCCGCACCCCGTTCGTGAAGGACTTGCAGGCGGCGCAGGCCGAGCTACGTCAGCTTGAGGACCGCTTCGGCCTGTCCCCCCGGGCCCGTCTGTCCCTGGGCGTGGTGCTTGGTGAGGCGAAGCGCTCGTTGGCGGATCTGGGGGCGGCGTTCACCACCGATGAGGGGGACTCCGATGACGGCGACCCTCGCGACGAAGACGACCCGCGGGTCATCGAAGGCTGAGCTTGCGCCGACGCTCGGTCCGCAGGTCTGCCGGTGGATCGAAGCGCTGTGCGTCCTCGGGGAAGGTGACTTCTTCGGGCAGCCGGTGAAACTCCGTCGGTGGCAGCGGGCGATCCTCTACCGGTTGTATGAGCTGAACCCGGACGGGTCCCGCAGGTACCGCCGGGCGTTGATCGGGTTCGCGAAGGGCAACGGCAAGTCGCCGTTCGCGGCGTGGGTGAGCGCGGTGGAGCTTGCGGGTCCGGTGTGCTTCTCGCACTGGGACGATCGGGGCCGGCCGGTGGGCCGGCCGAGGGTGTCGCCGGTCGTGCCGGTGGGTGCGGCTGGCTTCGAGCAGGCGGACCTGGTGTTTGCGGAGTTGAAGACGATCTTCCGGGAGTCGGCGCAGCTCAAGCCGTTCGCCGACGTGTACGACAACGAGATCATCCTGAAGGACCGGCCGGGCCGGGCGTTTCGGATCGCGGCGGCTCGTTCCACCAACGATGGTGGCCGGCCGTCGTGCTTCGTGGCCGACGAGCTGCATGAGTGGAACACCACGGCGCAGGAAGGCGCCCACCTGGTCATAGCGAACGGCACCGCGAAACGCAGGGACAGCCTGCAGCTCAGCGTGACGACCGCCGGGTCGGACCTGGACACGCTCCTGGGCCGGCTCTACACCTACGGCCGGCAGGTGCAGGACGGCACGATCGATGATCCGGCGTTCCTGTTCATCTGGTATGAGGCGCCGGAGGATCTGGACCCGACGGTCGACGCCGACATCGACGCGGGGATCCGGGCGGCGAGCCCGGCCGCGGATGACTTCGTGGACGTCGCGGAGGTCCGCGCCCGGTTCAAGCAGATCCCGACGTGGGAGGCGGTCCGCTACTTCTGGAACCGGTTCACGCACGCCGCGGCGAGTTGGCTGCCGTCGGGGGCGTGGGGCAGGTGTGAGGGCGCCGTCCAGATCGACCCGGCCCTGCCGTCAGCGGTCGCGGTGGACATGGCGTTGAAGCACGACAGCATCGCGGTCCTGCTCGGGCAGTACGACAGCCACGGTCGGGCTCATGTCCTGTCCAGGATCTGGACGCCGGCTGATGGTGAGTCGATCGACGTCGCGGCGGTGGAGAACTACCTGCGGGAGCTGCACCGCACCCAGGATGTCCGGGAGGTCGGCTACGACCCGGCGTACTTTGAGCGGTCTGCGCAGGCGCTGGCTGATGACGGTCTGCCGATGGTGGAGTTCCCGCAGTCCGGCGCCCGAATGGTCCCGGCCTGCCAGGACGCCTGGCAAGCCATTGTGGACGGCCGGGTCGTGCAGGACGGTGGGACGGTCCTTACCGATCACGTGTTGTCGGCGGTGCCCCGGGAGACCGACGGCGGCTGGCGGCTGAGTAAAGGCAAGTCCCGCCGGCACATCGACGGGTGCATCGCGCTGGTGATGCTGCTCGCGGTCCTGGGCCGCCGAACCCCGCCCGCAATCCCGGTCGGTGTCTTGGACTGGACAGCGCTTCGTGACCTGGCTGAAGTGCCACAACCGACGGTGCCCGACAAACAGGGCTAAGTGACGCAGTGAGGTCACGCGCGCCTGGTGGCTCGGACCATCGCGTAAGCGAACTGAAAGCTAGCGGCCGTTGATTCAACACCCGGAAGGCGGAGCTGATGATCTGCCTCCCGTGTGCGAACGGAATGTGCGGGGACTGCCACGGCGGGCCTTGCGGATGCCAGCGACTGCACCCGATGCCTGCCCCGTCCCCCGAGCTTCCCGGCGGTTGCTGGCTTGCCTACTACCACGACTGGTCGGCCATGGCCGTCTTCGACCAGGAGATCGATGCGCTGAGGTACGCCCTCGACAAGGCCATGGCTGTTCGGTTCGTGGAGTGGGGCGCGGTCCGATGACGACGCCCCCGCTGCCCCCTGAGGTCATCCAGGCCCGCAAGGTGCTGGCCCGCGCCCGGCGTCGTGAGGCGGCTGTGAACGGACTGGCTGGCCTCGGCGCGCTGCTGCTCATCGCGGCGGCCTATCTCGCCGCTGGGATGGTCGCGTGGCTGGCGACGCTCGGCGCTGTTCTGGTCGCGCTGTCTGTGGCGCTGAACAGGTGACGGTCTGGGACCGGCTACTCCCGGCCTCGCGCAGCTTGGAGAACGCGAACGTCCCGATCACGTCGCAGCAACTCGCGTCGCTGTACGGCATGGGCTCGCGGACCGCCGCCGGCGTCAACGTCACCCAGACCAGCGCGCTCCGGCTCGTCCCGGTTCTGGCGTCGATCCGGCTGATTGCCGAGACGATCTCGACCCTGCCGACGGGAGTGTTCGTCAAGGATGGCCCCGCTCGTCGGGAAGTCGCCCCCCCGGACTGGTGGGAGAAGCCGAACGCAGGCCTGAACCCGCAGGAGATGATCGAGGAGTTCCTCGCGTCGCTGCTGACCGACGGCAACGAGTACGCCCACACGACCCGGGACCGCTTCGCCGAGATCGTTGAAGTCTTCCCCCTCGCTCCCCGGCTGGTGACTCCGGACTACGACGAGAGCGGCATCGTCTACCGCACCCCGCCGGGGTTGGTGGACAACTCCCGTCCGCTGCGGGCAGCGAAGCGCGTTGGCGGCGACATTCTGCACGTCCGGGGGTTCCGCCCTCCCGGGCAACTTAAGGGCCTGAGCCCCATTGAGTACGCGCGCCAAGCCATCGGCCTGGGTCAGGCCGCGGAGCAGTTCGGCGCCGAGTTCTTCGGGCAAGGCGCCCACCCGAGCGGTGTTCTGGAAGTCCCCGGCGAGATGACCAAGGCAATGGCCGAAGTCCTGCTCGACACGTGGAAGCGCAACCACTCCGGGATGAGCAACAGCCACGAACCGGCGGTCCTGTCCGGTGGCATGACGTGGAAGACGATCACCATCCCGCCGGAGGACGCGCAATTCATCTTGACCCGGGCGTTTCAGACCGCTGAGGTCGCCCGGATCTACCGGGTGCCGCCGCACATGATCGGCGACGTCGAGAAGTCCACCTCGTGGGGCACCGGCATCGAGGAGCAGGCCATTGGTTTCGTGGTCCACACCCTGCGGCCGTGGATCGTTCGGCTGGAGACCGCCATCTCAGCCCTGCTCCCGGCCGGGCAGTTCCTGCGCTTCAACGTCGCTGGCCTGCTCCGCGGCAGCCAGAAGGAGCGCTATGCCGCGTACGCCCAGGGCCGGTCCTGGTCATGGCTGTCTGTGAATGACGTGCTGGCGTTGGAGGACATGCAGCCGGTTGATGGCGGTGATGAGCGGATCGTCCCGAGCAACCACACCCGGCTCGGGGATGACGTCGCGATCGCGCTGTGGCGCCGGTCCCAGGCGGTCCTGAACCTCACGACGGCCGGTTACGACCCGGCGCAGGCGCTGGCGATGGTCGGCCTCGATCCGATCGACTACACCGGCAAACCGCCGCCCGCGCCTCCGTCTGGCGGCAACCCGGACGACGTGCCTGCAGACGACCCCAGCAACGACCCGCCACCGACCAGCCGTAGGAGCCCACTGTGCCTGTGCAGCGCCGGTACGTCCGCAGCGAGTTCCACGTCCGGAGCGAGAACGGCCAGTCCGTTGTCGACGGGCACGGCGCCGTCTTCAACAAGCTGAGCCAGAACCTCGGCGGCTTCGTGGAGCGGGTCCTGCCCGGGGCGTTCCGCAAGACCATCGCCGAGAGCGACGTGCGGGCGCTGTTCAACCACGACAGCAACCTGATCCTGGCCCGCTCGGCGTCGGGGACGACCACGGACGGCACGTTGCGTCTCGCTGAGGACGCCACCGGCCTGGCCTACGACTTCGACGTCCCGGATACCACCGCCGGCCGGGACCTGGTCGTCAGCATGGGCCGCGGCGACATCTCCCAGTCGAGCTTCTCCTGGTACGACGACGACGTCGAGTGGTCGCTGAGCCCGGAGGGCTTCCCGCTCCGCACGATCATCGAGGTTCGTCGCCTCGCCGACGTGAGTCCGGTGACCTACCCGGCCTACCTCGACGCCGACAGCGGCCTGGCCCGGCAAGCGTTCCGGAGCCTCGCGGACGACAAGCATCTGCCGGTCGAGGAAGTCGAGCTGGCCGCCCGTGAGGGCCGGCTGGCAACGGTCATCACTGGCAGGGCCGTGGACGACGGGCCGGGCGCACCCCACCCGTTCGACGCAGCCGCACGACGGGCCCGTCAGCTTGCGCTGGCCGCCCGGAAGTACCCGCCCGCGGCCGGGTGACCCCCACCGCACCTTAGCGCCCCACCAGTCCGGTGACGGCGCCTACAAGCACGACCAGACCTTGAAGGGGTCACCGCCATGCCTGATGTTGCTGAGAGGCTGAAGGATCTGCACGAGAAGCGGGCACACACCTGGGAGGGCTCCAAGGCACTCCTGGATGCCGTCGGTACCCGCGACTTCACCGGGGAGGAGACCTCCCAGTGGGAGACCCGCAACACCGACCTGGACAAGTTCGACCGGAACATCGCCGAGCTGCAGAAGGAAGGCGAGCGGGAGCAGCGCGCCGCTGAGGCCCGGGCAGGCGCCGAGAAGCTTGTCCGCACCGACCCGGGTAAGCCCGAGCCTGACAAGCGCGACGGCAAGGGTGGCCGGCCCAAGCGCGTCAACGAGTCCCCGGAGTACGCCAGGGCGTTCGACTCGTTCATGCGCGGTGCTCCGAGAACGCGCCCTCGGCACGACCGGCGGTGGCGTCGGCGGGTACCTGATCCCGCAGGGGTTCTACGACACGCTCACCGACGCCATGAAGTTCTACGGCGGGATGCTCGCGCCGTCGCTGCTCAATGGCATCGCGATGGAAAACACCGACACGCAGGAGCAGACCAACGCCGTCGGCGTGAACCTGCTGGAGACCGAGACCGGCCAGCCGATCCCGTTCCCGACCAGCAACGACACGAACAACATGGGTGCCCGGCTGGCGGAGAACACCACGATCACGCAGCAGGACATCGCGTTCGGGCAGATCACCCTCGGGGCGTTCACTTACACGTCCAAGCTGATCCTGGTGGCTTGGCAGCTCCTTGAGGACTCGTACTTCAACATCGACACGTACATTGCGCACAAGGCCGGCGAGCGCCTCGGCCGCATCTTGAACAACGAGCTGACGATCGGGACCGGCGGCGGCGTGATGCCGAACGGCGTCGTCAACGCAGCCAGCTCGGGGAAAGTCGGGGCGGTCGGCCAGACCACCACTGTCATCTACGACGACATGGTGGACGTCGAGGCTGCCGTGGACGTGGCGTACCGGCCCCGCGGCAAGTACATGTTCAACGACCGGACGCTGACGGCGCTGCGGAAGATCAAGGACAGCCAGGGGCACCCGTTGTGGCAGCCGAGCCTGACCGCTGCGGTGCCGTCGATCTTCAATGGCCGGTCCTACGTGATCAACAACGACATGCCGGTGCCGGCGGCGAACGCCAAGTCCATCCTGTTCGGCGACTTCAGCGCGTACACGGTGCGGATGGTCGGCACGGGTTCGCTGGTGCGTCTGGAGGAGCGGTACGCCGACAACCTCCAGACCGGCTTCTTCGTCTGGCTCCGCGCCGACGCCAACCTGATCGATGCCGGTACGCACCCGATCGCGTTCTACGCCAACTCGGCCACGTGATCGTTCCTGGCCGGGTGCCTGCTCATAGGTGCCCGGCCAGGTATTACCCCCCAACCTCCTGAAAGGGATCTCACATGACCACGCCTGACAAGCCCAGCCCCCCGCCCGCCGACGGCGCCCCGCTGTCCGGGACGAAGACCGCGCCCGTCGCGTCGCAGACCGTCTCCGAGACCGCTGTCCCCACGATCGCGCTGCTGCCCGATCCGGTCGGCAAGGACGTCCCGGTCGTGGCTGC